AGTGAAAACCGCTGGAGCGTAGGCGACGAAGTAGAGTTCGAAGTCACCCCGTCGAAGTGGGGCGACCGTATGCGGCTCACGAAGCCGGGCTTCGGGCAAGGAGGCCAAAAGAACAGCCCTGACATCCAGAAGCGTATCGACGCAAGCTGGGCAATCGGTCACGCTATTACCCAGGAGAGCGATCCCGAGAAGATTCTCGAAGCCGCTGAGTTCTTGTTGAGCATTCGCAACACTTTAATCTCGAAGCTATGAGCAAAAGCGCAAAAATTCGCGCACATCTGCGCAAGCATCCGAAGGCAAAAGTGTCAACGATTGCGAAGAAGTACGAATGCAGTCGTCAACTTGTGCATAACGTAATCGCATTTGAGTCCAAAAAACAAAGCCAAAACACGCTAGATAGGGTAACCCCTACCGAAGACGGAGATAATGCAAGGAAGGCCCCTCTAAATAAGCGAGTGAAGGTTTCTCGCTCCTTCTTGTGGGGAGCTATCAAATACGAACGCTATGAATAACATTAAATTATTCCTAATCCGCAACTACGATTCCGTAGAGAAAGCCTCGCGAATTATCGGGGTCACCTCGAACACCGTTCGGAACTGGTGCGATAACGGCGGCAGAAATATGCTGAAGCACCTCCCGGAGATATCCGAAACGTGCGGAGCTACCTACGCCGAGATCGTGGAAGAAGTAATGATTTTTGAAAGAGAGGGGGTGGAATAACCCCCTTTTTTTTACTTTTAGCCGATGGACAACAACGAAAACAAAGGTATATGGATCCCGTTCGAGATATGGGAACTCGCCGACCTCTCACCCATGCAGAGAATCCTCCTTGCTAAGATTCATTCCCTGAGTCACAAGGACGGTTCTTGCTGGGCCGGGGACGAGTACCTCGCGGAGACATTGGTTTGCACTCCTCAATACATCCGCAAAATGCGGAAGGATTTGTGTGAGACTCATTACCTGGCTTGCGAAGGATACGGTCACAAAAGGAAGATGACGGTTATCATAGAAGCAACGATCGGAACAAGCAACGATAGGAACAAGCAACTACAGTTGCAAAAGAAGCAACAATCGTTGCAAAAGAAGCAACCACAGTTGCAACTAGAAGCAACTACAGTTGCGCAGACTATAGATGTAACTATAGAGAAGAATAAAGAACAACTAAAGAGAAGCAGATTTTCTCCTCCGAGTATTGAAGAATGCATGGATAAATTCGAAAAGGCAGGAAGCAGTACCGACGAAGGAGAGAAATTTCATAACTTTTACGAATCCAAAGGCTGGATGGTCGGCAAATCCAAGATGAAGAATTGGGAGGCGGCCGCCCGCAATTGGATCAAACGAAACAACGATGAACAACGAACTACAACAAAGAAAGCACCAAGTAGAGACCAGCTTGAGAACTATCTCAAGCACGGGACTATTTAAAACGACTAGCGAAACCGCATGGAAAGAAGGCACGAATATTCGAACCGCGCTCAGATACTTTCCAGAGCAAACACGATCGGAGGTGGTGCAGATGATAAAAAAGACGGTGGAATTTATAGACGCGAAGAAGACCCTCAACGGGTTCGAAGACTTCGCCCTCTGTGCAGAAACTATCTTCGACGTGTTCCCGGTTTTTAAACTTGAGGAATTAAGGTTAGTTTGCGACCGCATGAAGCAAGGGCATTACGGTAAATTCTACGAGCGGCTCAAAATTCAAGAGTTCCGCGAGTGCTTAATCAAGCACGAAGAAGAACGCGCCCCTATCCTTGAGCGCATGAACAAAGAAATTACGAGGGGCACGGATCAACCCACCAACGTTCCCGAATACGATGCAGAAGCGGCGAAGCTCGCCTATCGATTAAAGAACAACCCTTTCTTAATACCAGGAAAGAATGACAGTAGCAAAGGCGAAAGCGAAGCTCGATAAGATATTCTCGCAATTCATCCGGCTTCGTGCGGTCAACGACGAAGGGTGGGGGGAGTGTTTTACTTGCGGACGCTTGCGCCATTACAAAAGCGCAGACGCTGGGCATTTCATGGTACGGCAAAAGATGCCCACGCGCTTCGATGAGTTGAACGTACAATTTCAATGCAAGGCTTGCAACGGGTTCGAAGGGGGAGCGCAGTACGAATTCGCGAAACGCCTCGACGAAGAACACGGAGAAGGCACAGCGGATAACCTCGTGAGGTTGAGCAACGAAACGAAACGATTCAGCGTTCACGAGCTTGAGGATCTTTGTAAAATATACCGGGCGAAAGTAAATGAACTCAAGGCACAAAAAGGACTGGAATAACTTCCTAACGAGGAACTATTTAAAACTTCGAACCATCGGGCGACGATGGACGGAGAACCCTTCCGACCTTGTACATCACGTCTATCTCAGGTGCATAGATAAAGACTTCCCCGAAAACGCGCTGGGCTACTTTATCAAAGCCATGTACAACGAAGCCACACGGGGCAAGTTTAAACAACTCTATCACGTAACAGATAATGAACCGCAAGAACAAGCAAGCGAAAACGATTGGGCAAAAGCCATACAACGAGAACAGATGCAACTGCTCCTCGACCGCCTCAGCTGGTTCGACCGCACCGTCTTCTCTCTGTACTTGCAAGGGTGGAACATGGCTGACGTATCTCGACGGTCTGGGATTGGAGAGTCTACCCTTTATCGCTCACTACACGTTACACGAAAAATCCTGAAAGATGTTCTTCGTCACCGCTCAGAAAAGGAATGACCGCCTCGCAGTCTGTCAAGCTTGCGAACACTTCGTTGAGAAGACGAGGAGTTGTGGCCCGCTCGTAACGGAAGCTTTTACGGACTCGAAGCTGTGCGGTTGCCATATGCCCACGAAAGCGCGGCTCAAAGTCTCCTCCTGCCCTTTGGGGAAATGGGAAGCAGAGATAAAAGAAAGCGACCTCGCAGAAATCCGCAAGCTCCTCGACAACCCCACCAAAGCAACTAACGGAGACCTCGCCCGTATTTATTCCAAGGCCACGGGAACGAATACCTCTCCTTCGTCTTGTTCGAGTTGCAACCGCCGGATGTTTAACCAACTCAAAGCCCTTTTAAAAGATGCCCCTCCCGAAACCAAATAAAAGCGAGAACCGCTACCTCTTCATGAATCGTTGCGTCAATTGCGTTATAGCAAAACGAGATTACGAGGATCCCGAAGAGCGCATTCGTGCCTGTGAATTAATCTATCAACAAACGATAAAAGAATGAGCTACACCAAAGAAGAACGCGAAGAGATAGCGAAGAATATTCGCGAATACATGAAGCAACCCCACAAGGAACAATTCGAAACGGTTAGCTACGGAGGCATGAAAGTCCTACACCGTAGACTCCCTCACATGAATTACTACGATCGCGACTGGCTCGAAACCATCGCGATGGACGTTGAAGGTCGTATCTTGCACCCATGAGAAATGCACGTAAAGCCCTCCTCCACGCAAAGAACTACCTCCTCATAACGGAGAACGCCGAAGTCGTCCGAATGCACGTCGGACAAGATCCCGCCACCCTTTTACTCACCTTAGCCGTTCACAATGCCGAATTCCTCCACACCCTCGAAGCCGTCATCGTTCAAGCTCATGAATCTCTCGGAGCTTCAGGAGAACCCGAACAACCCTCGGATAATTAAAGACGACAAATTCCAGAAGCTCGTCAAGAGCATCAAGGAATTCCCGGAGATGCTCGAAGCGCGTCCCATAGTAGTCAACCCAGAGAATATCGTTCTCGGTGGGAATATGCGCCTCAAGGCTTGCAAAGCCGCAGGACTCAAAGAAGCACCCGTCTACGTAGCCTCCTGGGAAGAAAGCAAGGCGAACGAATTTATCGTAAAGGATAACGTTGGTTTTGGCGAATGGGATTGGGATATCCTCGCAAACGAATGGGACGCAACCCAACTCGAAGAATGGGGTCTTGATGTATGGCAACCCGAAGAAGAAGAAACCGAAGGACTGACCGACCCCGACGAAGTACCCGAAGCACCGGAAGAGCCGAAGACCAAACTCGGGGACTTGTATATCTTGGGGGAGCATCGTTTGCTTTGTGGGGACTCTACGAAGGCGGAGGACGTTGAGAAGCTCATGAACGGAGAGAAGGCGGTCGCACTTGTTACAGACCCTCCGTATGGAATCAACGCCAATAATCAAACGCTTGGAAAGGGAAAGAAAGAATTTCATAGGGGAGGAGATTGGGATAAAACTCGCCCTGAGATAACTGCTCTTCTAGATTTAGCATCGACTCAAATAATTTGGGGAGGCAATTACTTTTCTGATGTGCTATCACCAACGAATGACTGGCTTTGTTGGCACAAAAAAAACGACGGACGAAGTTATAGCGAGTTCGAGTTGGCTTGGACAAATCTCGGTAAGAACTGCCGTTTACTTTCTCATCATTGGGGCGGAGAGAATAAACTTCACCCAACCATGAAGCCCGTCGCGGTTATGGAGTGGTGTATCGATATGATAGAAGGAACAATTTTAGACCCCTTCCTCGGTTCAGGCTCTACGCTAATAGCAGCAGAGAAAACAAACCGCAAATGCTACGGGATGGAATTAGACCCAAAGTATTGCGATGTCATCGTCAAACGATGGGAGGACTTCACCGGTAAGAAAGCAGAGCTATGGAAGCCGTAAAATTAGACGAATTGAACAGCCCTAAAAAGGAGGCAATGATTGAAGCTCTTGAGAAATCGTTGGGCATCGTTTCAACGGCTGTAAAGATGGCGGGTATATCTCGCGGCACTCATTACAACTGGCTAAAAGAAGACCCCGACTACAAGAAAGCGGTCGACTCTATCCAAGACGGCGTCCTCGACTTCGCAGAATCCCACCTTTACAAGCTCGTAAAGGAAGGCAACCCCGCCGCGACTATCTTTTTTCTAAAGACGAAAGGCAAGAAGCGCGGGTACATCGAACGGCAAGAGATAGAGGTCACCGAGAAGAAGCCGCTCTCATGGTTGGATGAGTAAACTACCCGCGACATATTACCACGTCAAAGAATGCAAGTCGAAGATTCAAGTTCACCAAGGCGGGACACGATCCGGAAAGACATACTCCATCCTCACGGCTCTCATTGAGCTTTGCCACAAGAACTCCGGCCTCGTCATTACCATATGCCGGAAGACATTCCCCGCACTTCGTGCAACCGCGATGCGGGACTTCTTCGAGATACTCAACCGGGAGGATATATACAACCCCGACCTCCACAACAAGAGCGACGCGACCTATCAACTGTGGGCCAATATGGTCGAGTTCATTAGCATCGACCAACCGCAGAAGGTAAGAGGACGCAAGCGAGACGTTCTATTCATCAACGAAGCTAACGAGATAAACCTTGAAGATTGGCGGCAACTCCTCCTCCGAACAACGGGGAGGGTCTTAATCGATTACAACCCCTCAGACGAATTTCATTGGATCTATGACGAAGTTATCCCAAGAGAAGACGCGGCGTTCTTTCAGACCACGTACCAAG